AATTGAGATTAAATCACCAGGTAAAAAGTAGTTTGCTATTGGACCACCACCACCATTTGCACCAGCTAAAACAATAGTATTACCCGATGCCACATTACCGTTAACCGTCAAAGTATCGCCTGGAAGCGTTGTAGGGCCAGCACCAGCTATATGATTCACGATATTTTGACTTTGGAAGATATCAAAATAAGACAAATGGCCAATGGCTGATTGCCTTACGATCTCTTCGTTAAAGACAGGTGTGAAATTGTTCAGCAATGCGGACTTTAGGGATGAGCCGTCTCTAACCGTCATGGCAAGATATGCATCTGATGCAATGTTCACACCCATTTCAAGTAGTTTAGCACCCGCAAGATCGACTGAGGAAAAGGAGTTGATTGGGCTGCCAGCACTTCCTTGAAAGAAATACAATTCCTGTTCAGCATCTGCACAAATATCACGCTCCATCTGGGTGATAATGTTTTGAATAGCAGGCTGAATGAACATACGCGAGAAATCTTCAATGCGTAAAGTCAAATCCTGAACAGTGTAAGCAATTAATGCGTGGTATTGGTGCGCAACGACTATATTTTCAACTGTTTCAATAATGTCTTGCGGAACCGCAGTTGAACCGTCCCCCACAATGAAATTATTCTGGCGTCTAACTTGTAAGGTATCGCCGATTTTGTAACCTGAGTTTTGAAAATCGTCCTGGTAAATCCTAGCATTTATGTTCAATTAAGTTCGCTATTCTTAATCCGCTTTTCAGCAGCTACTAGTCACCTAGTAGATCAGACCATATCATCAACCATGTAGGTTGTCGTGCGCTTCAGGCCGCTTGGCCTTACTCCCTTTCGGGATGGTCGTTGCTCCTTCCTCTTTAAAGGATTGGATCAGGATTGTCTCTATTGAGAGGTTCCCTGAGTTCACACAATTATTCAATGTACATTTATGCACAAGGGGCCCTATTAATTTAAGCCAGTCATAACAAAGGGTGAATTGTTAGCAAACATTGCAAGCGCAGTGTTTGAAACAAGTTGTGTAGTAATAAATTGATTTGGCATTTTATTGCTCCATCCTGGTCGTAAAAATTCCGTTTAAAAAAGAGACAATTATTTAAACTTGCCTGCTTTCATGAGCCGTCTGATATCGCCTGGAGACGTCTTTTCAGTGACGCCTGCGGAATTAACAACTGGATTGGACTTGATTTGACCAAGTGGACGATTGGGAGATCCTCTTTGCTCACCACCTGAAATCAAAGCATGCGACAGTGCAATCAATTCCGCTGCTTGTTCTTGTGGATGAAGTTTGGATATTCGTTCGAGTTCTTGAGGATTTTTGCCGAGTTTGTAGAGGACTTCACCAGCGGATCCTGCCCCTTTCTTTGGTAGCATGGTAGCTGCATCTCGCATGGAAGGTGTGAATGGCGCATTGTTACCGCGTACGACATCATCAAAATCGTCATACTTATCAGCGACAGAATCCAAGTGATTATGTAAGCTCTCGTACTGTCTCTGAATATGTGCGGCAGCTTCTGCTGCTTTAGCCTTACGCTCTTCCGCATCCCTTTGGGCAAGCGCGAAGCTCACTGCCTTTGAAATCGTCTCATCAACGCCGCCAGGTGAAAAACCCCCTGGTTGAACGTTTGGGTTAGCATCAAAAGATTGGGGGTTAGATGGTGAAAACTGTGACTGCAACTCTGCAATCCTTGCATGCATCTCACGCATTTCCCTATCGTGAGCCCGCTTTTGCTGTTTCAGACGTTTCTGAACATAAAGCGGATCGCCAGTGTTTTCATGTCCAACTGAGCCGTGTGAATCTGGTAAATCTTCAACTGACTCATGCGACACACCTAAGCTATCACCAACATCTTGTACTAATTCCTTGTCGTTACCCGACTGATCCTGAGCGCTATCCATAACAACTCCAACGGCAATTCATTCTGCCCCGAGATTTAAGGCGTCCCGTTCGCCCGTTACTCATCCTGAGTACGTATGGCTATATTTTAAGCGGGAGTCGTAAGGTTAAATAGGTCATATGTATACCTAGGCAATATATTTGCTGGTATTATTCATTCCTAATTAGGATTTAACGATTCCTAGTTAGGAATATTGGTCTTCGCAATTGCGAAAAATAATATCGCAATTGCGATCTTTTAATAAAAAATGGAGATAAGGATGATTAATAAAAAATTGTTATTTTTAGGGGCTATTACTTTTATTGCTTTTGCCAATGAAGGGATGGCAAATACAGTGACAGCAACATCGAAAGCGATAGTTTCAAACTTCACTGGTTTTACCAATACCATGACTTATGTTGAGTCATACAATACCAATGAAGTCATGAATTTAACTGATAATCCACTACATATCAGGGCATGTTATGGGATATCGGTAGATAATTGCGGGAAGGATGAAGAAAGATGCTTTAAAGTAACTGTGAATCCCCATGGAACATGGCAAGACCATTGGATTCCTAAAAAAACATGTCACTTTAACTATGCTGGCAATTATAATATTAGGGCTTATTCAACTGTTTCTGGAGACGCTCAGAGTTCATATGATGCCTACGCAACGGTCATGGTGAGATGATAATGATATACGAATTTCCTTGCGGCGGATTTATAGATACTTCTAATGATGATTTTACACAAAGATTTTGTGAATATGAATTTTGCGATTATTGCAATAATGCAAAATCTCATGCGGAATATTATGAGAAAAATATAAAAATTAAAATAGAAATCTTGCCGCAAAGAAATGGGGGTAAAAATGAACAAGAAAAATAAAACTTCAAAATTAGGAACTAAGCCAGATGAAATACGAGCAACTTTTATATTAAATGAAAATCAATTAGGAAATATAAAACTTCTTGCTTATTTTTATAGAAAATCTATTAAAGATATTATATATCTAGCGCTTGACGAATATCTTTCAAATAAAAAATTGGATATAGAAGAAGCTCAATCTACATATGACAAGAAACATGAAAATAAAATTAAATTAATAGTTGAATCATTTATTCAAGCTATTAAAAATAATGATAAAAATAAACTAGAACAAGCAGTTCAATATTTTAAAGATAAAATTGATACTATAAATGAGCAAAAGTAAACGTAAGACACCAAAAATTAGTATAACTTGCATTGGTAGCAAAGCAGGTATACAAAGATTATTTAGATCTAAAGAAAATAGAGCAAAAAGAAAACAAGTAAAAATAAAATTATTAATGAAAGATTATGAAAATTTACCACATGAAAAAGAATATGGAAATGAATGGTCATCTCCTAGAGATGGTAAACAATGGATGGGAAAAAATTCGAAATGGCTAAGAAAATAGATATAAAACGAGGTTAACATGATCCATTATTTTATTTTTATGTTTAGTCTAGGATTAATTTATTTTGCGTTACTTAAATAATGATTATAAAACGAGGTTAACATGCATGGCTTTTTAGTTTTTATAATGTTTCTAGCATTAATATACTTTTCAGATTGATTATTAACATGAAGCATAGATATCCTAGAAAACCTAAATTTTGCAAATCAGATTATGACTGGCTTCATTGGAAAATTGATCAATGGTATGAGTTTTATAAATTTAGAATAAGAGCTATTAAATCTCCAGAAGATAAACTTGATCATTTTCGATATGCCAAAGAAAGATTAAAAAAAATGCTTTATGATTCACACACTCATGTTTCTGACGATGATTGATTAGGTTTTTTCTGCTGAGCAGAATTATGCTTATAAACATCTGCTAATATCGATGCAATCTTATGATGGAAGTCCTTGTTACTTTTTTCATGGTCGAGCTCATGCGTGACTCGTGCTTTCTGTAAGTTTAATTCGTGATCATAAACATTAAGTTCACTTTGTGCTTGAATCTTTTGCGCTTCCAATAATAACTTCGCTTTATCCAATTCATGTTCTTGCTGCTTAATTGCTAATTCCTGGGCCTTTGCTTGGATCTGTGCTTGTTTCCCTTGAAGTTCTGCTTGCATCAACATCATTTGCGGATTAGGTTGTGGAGGTGGCGGTGGTTGGCCTTCCTCTTTCGCCAATATTTCAGGAGGAACGAGATTTTTAAGACGATCCTTAACTTGAGGCATCTGTTGTATATCTAAATTGCCCGCCCATAGATCTGCAATTAAATTGAACACTTGAGGATTATTAGCAATGGTCTGTTGAAAGAATTCAAGTGCTACTTCCTTTTGAACGGCAAAGGAAGGCCCAGAATCAATCTCTACATCAAAATCACCCAATCCTAATGTATTTTTCATAGAACCATCTTTTTGAGTTTGATTTACGACAATATTCTGCGTTTTTCCGTCTTTTTTTGATAAAACCATCGATCTTTCATCGCTGCCAATAATATATGGCAGTAAATCATTGACGACCCGACCACCTTGTTCAACCGCTTGATTCATATTATCGAAATAAACATAAGCGCTCATGGAGCCTTCTAATTTACGCTCACGTCTTGCCTTACCAGAGATGTCGCGTCCTTGAAGCGCTTCAGTCTCGCTAAAACCCAGGATCTCACGAATATCCTGCGTTGCCCGTTGAAAGTTTTGCATAATTGCTGGCGATAAATCCCAAGGAGCTTGTTTGGTTGGCATTTGACCAGTCTTTGGATCAGGTTTTGCACGCAATATGCCCATTTGCAATTCGGGATTTCTCCAATCTTGCTCATATCCGATAATGTTGTCCGGAGTACCAAGCCACTGCTCGCGTCTTCTATTTTTAACTTCTGCTGCAATTTCAGATCCAAAATAATTAACGCATTTTTGAGCATCACGAGCTTCATGAATAAATGACCTGCAATATTGTCTGCCTTCAATGTAATAGGAATCACCGTCGACAAATATAATCGGTAATTGTTTAGAAGGCCATTCAGAAAAGTCAATTATTTGATTTCTAATCATCCGGTAATGCATTATCCGATAATCTTGAGTTTGCCTTGTATTAACAATCCTTGGCATCTCATTTTGCACAATTGCTTCAACAATTGTCCCTTCTGTAATTTTCTTTTGCACTTTAAAATTCTTTTGTATCTCTTCCCATTCCATTTCATTGACTACTCTACCATCTGATAATTTATGAATAATGACTGGAAACCATTCCTTAACGAAATAATCAGCAACCGTAATCGTATCTCTTGTTTGCCATTGAAAATCTAATAGCATGTAAGGATCAATATAGGAAACCGGGTTTGTCACATAAGGATAAGTTGCAAAAAATTCATCACGAGTGAAGATATAAAACCTACCACAGTAATTCCCATCGCCCTTATGCGGTTTTAATGCCGTTGGATCAAAGGCGGTACGTGTAGGATCTGGGATTGCTTCATAACGAACAATTTGATTGAAAGATTTCGGTGATTCATAATCTAATAATATTTGAAATGCACCAAAACCCATCATGAGAGCAGATTTAAATGCCGTTTGATAAACAAGATCATTCTGAGATTGATAAGATATTGTCCGCACTAAGTCAGCGCGTAAGTCTATTTGCTCTTGTGTGGCCTTACCTGTCAAAGAACGAACGATTATATCTGGCTTGTTCTTTCGTTGTTCTCCAGCAATTTTTTTCGTGGCATCATAAAGTTTATTAAATGTCATCGCTGGTTTGAAAAGACGGGAAAATTCAGAACGTTCAACTGCTGTCCATTGATCACGTAAGACAAAGTTCATATCATCCTTACCACGGACGATATTTTCATTAAAATAGGAATTCCAGGTATTAAAGTGCTTATTAGATTGAGTTAAAACTTCCTGCTCATTGATACCAGCTTCATTTAGCATCGCAAGACGTTTTTCTTCCATCTCATTAATTTGCTCTGGATCAAGCGTTTTTTCATCGCTTAATTCACGTTCCATTCAACTCTTCCTTGAGTTAATGATAGTTACAGGAAGTTGGTCATCTCACTAAATCGCTCATTCAAAACGATATCTTAGTTTCAGGAACCAAAACCCAGCATGGAGGGCATAAGTATTGATTGTCCACCTTTACCAACTTCCCATCACTAATAATATATATATATTTTATATTTTATGTATCTATTATTAACGGGAAATCTATGTATAAATCCTAAATTATACTATTTTTCAAATATTTAGTAAATTAATAACCAGTGAATATATTATTCATAACCTGTGTAAAATAAAGACAAAATATTTATTATAGATTTCATCCATATGTTATCCATAACTATTACTCTACTTACCCACAAATATTGTGGATAACTATTACGGTAATGCTGTTAAGGTAATAGTACCGTTCGCTGCAAAGACGGGTTTAAAGAACTGATTTCCATCTGAGGCTGCGACTTGCATAATGTCAGTTGTATATAACGCAATGGATTGCATCTTGATGTAAGGGTTAAGATATCCTGCTGCTGTGATTGACGCTAATGCATCACTAGAGTGTAGTTCACATAACCTTGGGGCTTGGTAATTCTTCCCGGGTGAATTAGTCCGTAATGAGAGGATAGACATATACATTTCCTTATGTATTAAATAGCGTGTTAAGTACAATAATTGCCATTATCCCACACCAGTATTTAAATCCAAATACCAGATAAATGACAATATTACAAATAGCGACTAACATATAAGCGATGATGGAATAATGTTCCATGAGGAACATTGATATTTTTTTATCCATTTTTTTTAGAAAATAGATTAATTTCATCCCAATGCTTCTCATTCCCATCGCCTACGTCATTTTCCTTTAAGACGACGCTTCTTTTTGTAGGAAATCTTAGCACCGGATTTTCTGGCTTCATTCAAAGAAGCGGCCACCGCCTGGTCCTTGGGGTGGCCTGATTTTATCATCTCAGAAATGTTAGAACTTAAAATTTCTTTCGATTTGCCGCGTTTTAAGGGCATGATACTTTCCTTAGTCAGCCTTCAGTAAAATAACCTTAACATATGCACTATTGGTTTGAGCATTTGTGCCAAGTGATGGAGCAGTTAGATTAATCAACGCAGTAGAAGTATTGGCAAGCTCAATAACATCACCAGCAACACAATGCACAAATACATCCGCTACGACTTCATTTGATTTCTGCTCAGGGGACAATGTCATGTTTGCAAAAGTTGATCCTGGGACAATTATGCCATTTTTAAACAATGATAATGTCCAGACCGGCAATGGAGATGAAATGGGATTTAATGCAGCACACATCCCTGTATAAATATCATACCATCCCGCTTTTTTAATGACTATTTTCCCATTTACCGACGCACTACTGACATCAATATTGGCAGTTGCAAAAATAGTATTCTCAAGTTTAACAACACCACCTGCCAAATTTGCACCGGGTGATGCAATAAGATCTTGTGCGACAGATGAATAAACTTCAGCAAATTCAGGTTCACCACCTCCAGGACATTCACAAGGACAAGCCACACAATCACCTTTCGGTCCCTGCGGCCCCTGTAAGCCTTGTGGACCCATCGGACCCATTGGCCCTTGTAACCCTGGCGCCCCATCATGACCGTCCAATCCTGGCAATCCTTGCGGACCTGCTGGCCCTCTAATGCTGAGACCATCCTGACCTGGATCACCTTTGTCACCTTTTAGTCCTTTATCACCCATTGGGCCTTGCAATCCTTGTAATCCCTGATCGCCTTTATCGCCTTTCAATCCTTGTGGGCCTTGTAATCCTTGTGGTCCTTGAACGCCTGGAATACCTTGCGGACCAACTGGCCCTTGACAACATACACATTCTCTTCCGTTTGACATAAATAATTTCCTTATAAGGTTAATAATCATATTCTATAAATTTAACAAATTCGGTTGCTGATTTATATCAAATGCATCTTTTGCATATGGACCTGATTCTTTAGTTCTAATTTGATTTAAATATATCGGATGATCTTTAACTTGCCTTTCAAATTCATCAGCTATCATATTTCTATAGTTTTTAACTAAATAGTCATATCTATATTTTTTGTCTATATTTTTTGCTCTTAATTGTAAACTTATAAAACAATCTATGAGATACATTAATGTATCGGCTAATCTTCTTTCTAGTCTTAATACTTCTTGTTCTAATTCTTCCATTAACTTCCCCGATAATCCGTCGCTCGATAAAATAATTCTTGATCCCTTAACCACTGCGGCTTCTCTATGCCCATATGGTCTTGTAAAATTCCTGGGACTTGCCTAATTATATCATTGTCATTAGCAATAACTTTATTTCTATTTTCCTTAGGGTTCATGGTTTATTCCTTTTTTCCGTTAAAAGACATTTACTACATTTTTTTCTAATTTCTAATTCTTTCTCATAATCTTCTGGCCATGCTTCATCTTTTTTTATTTTTATTAAATAAGTTTGGAAATTAGAGATGTCTTTATTTTTACCAGATTGTAGAATAATCGTTTTAAACTCAAAATATCCATTAGAAAAATTATATGATCTAATTAAATTAGCAAATGCATTGAATAAATCATCTATTTCTTTTCTCATAATCCTTTCCTTAGATTACATAACATCACAGCACATAACACTACAGCTTAAAAAACCCTTTACAATTGATCACTGAACATAATTTCATGTCATTGCTGCCACCTAAATACGGTATTATTAGCAAAATAATCTACCTTTGGTTTTTCTGGTTCTTTTTCTTTAGCAATACATTCCGCTGCAAATTCTAAGCAAATATACTGAGTACAATCGCTTACATGAGAAGCCATATTTTTATCTGGAACATCTCTATATCTTACTTCACCAGCAACAGCTAATTGTTTATAAACATAATCTCTTACAAATGCATTGTATAATGTTGGACATCCTTTTTTCGATAAAATAAATGCTGGTTTTTTATCGATTAATTTATTTAAAAAATATCTAACAGAAGCTAACCGAGAATCTATTTCATTTGACCTTGCTGCATGAGTTTTTATTCCCAATGAATTTAATTCAGAAATACAACTCATTTCTTCTAATATTTGATCACGAGAATTACCTGATGGATCACCAACAGAAATACCAATTTTACAATAAGGAAAATCAATTTGAAGTCCAGGTAAAACAATGGATTCAACAAATGACCTTAAACCAATATCTAATCCCACATATTCTTTTAATACTCTTAATTGTCCTCGCGGTGATATTTGCACAACAACACATGCCGGCGTTAATCCGAAGTCAAAGGCCAAATGTAAAGGGTCTCCTTGAATAGCTTCTATCTCGTCAACAGCATGTAAGTCACTATTGAATTCTGGAAAAACAACTTTACCTAATGCAACAACACCATATTGGCCAAGACAAAATACTTTAACAAATTCTTCTGTTTGTCCACCTGCTAATCGAACATAATAATCATCTGCTAAATTATCTGCGTTATCAGCATCAGGATTTCTTATCCATTCTTTACTCTCATTTTTTATCAATCCTGGTGGTTGATGAAAAATATTATAATCTTTTACTTTATTTATCTCAAAATCTTCATATATCCAACTTGTCATTGCAGGAGGATTTGTATCAGCAATAATCCCAGACCAGTGAGGAATATTACAGAAGCTGCGAGAAGGATAACGGCCATTAACACGTCCTTTAAAGTGCGATAACACATTCTGCGGTAGTTCAGATAGTTCATTAAGATAAACACCCGTTAACTCCAATGATTTAATTTTACGCACATCTTCAGGACGATCTAATGCAATGAAGATAAGCTCAAGTTCAATGACGCCATGACCATCATTGAACGTATGTTCGTACGTCAGAATTGGTTTCTGTCGATGATAAATATCGCCTAAACTTTCAAACCAACTCAGCCAGGTTTTAAGGGTAGTTGATTGCAATTCCCCTGAAGTATTACGAACTATTGCCCATCTTGCTCTTCGTCGTCCATTCGACCAGTAAGGCATACGGGCGGCTGATCTGACGATCCGTTGAACACACATTGTAGATTTGCCGGAGCCATATGGCCCCATAACAAGATCAATGAAACCGTTAGATTCAATAAAACGCTTGCCAGTAACAGAGGGTACAAACACTTTATCCTTATCGCTTGCATGTATAATCGTCCTTTCATCCGTGAAAGTAATGTGAATTTCTTTTGCTTTCTTCTTACTCGCTAAATACTTCTCACCCAAAGCCATTACTTGCTTTACGCTTAATTTATCGGATGAGTACATGAGATGGTGCCTTTTTCTTGGGTTCCTTAATGTATTCTTCAGTCGTCATTCTATGACCACATTGTATACATTCACGACGTCGCATGATTTTATCAGAGCCAGAAGGTAATGATTTAATAACTTTATTATCCGGGTATTTGCAATTTGGACAATCCATTTGTCCTCACTTATTTGCTTCCGAGAATGGGTGTTATCGGAATCTACATGCCACATTCATGCATAATTCTTTTGGGATCACAATGCTTACCATGTTCAGGTGATTTACTAGGATGTTGTGATAATGGCGCACGAACGAACTTTTGCGGGTAATTTAAATACAATTTATCTTGATGTAATCCCTTTTCCATGTCTAAATTACAAACATCTTGATTCATTTCAGATTCGTGACTCATGATTTACGCTCCCTTTTTTTTAGAACCAGATTTTCTTAATCCAGATAAAGTTCTTGCCAGGGTAGCTTGTCGTCTCATACGAGGATTGCTTGAATGCAAGGCCTTTTGCATCTTTTTGGCTGGGATTTTTTCGCCTTCTTTGACATGTAACTCTCGATGCAATGCACCTTTATGCTTAATCGCGCCCTGTATCCAATTCTTTGGTTTCTTCGCCATTTCCTTTGGCTCCTATTAACTGAACGACCAGTTCTTTTAACATATTAACATCACCAGAATCATTATCCGACCATTTTGCTCGGGCTTTTAAGTAAAATATCTGCGCAGGGACACTGCCAATATCGATGTTATTTATTAATTTTTCAGTAACATGAGCAATACCTTTTGCCTTACCCCTTTTTATAGCATCCTCTAATTCTGGGTAAGAATTTTTCTTATCGTAATATGTTGATACGCCAATTCCTAAGCAATGAGCAATATCTTGCTGATCCATACCTCTTGAAGCTAGAGATTCAGCTTTTTCAATATCCTCTGCTGTTGGAATCCAAGGTCGTTTCCCGACTGGATTGCTCATAATTGATTCAACCATAATGAATGTGTGAGTTCTAGATTAGCTAGTTTAGCATATAAATCAGGATCTTCCTTAAGTTTTTTAATCATTCCTTGTTCATCAGTTGGATTACAATTTACCAATAATCCCAGTAATCCGAAAATAATTGACAGTTTATTATTGTTAAGAAGCGTTGAAATGATAGGTGCTGCTTTTTCCATGATTGGCATGATATCGCAGAGTAAATCTTTGTTCATAAATTCCCTTGCAGTTGACCGTCATGCGCCAATGTTGGCATTAGTGCTAGGTAATTTTCAATCACTTTGACGCCTTCGCCCGCGCCATAGATAATTTTTGCACAATATCCATTGTTATTAAGATAATTTATCCAGGCTAATTGATTTTTCCAGGTATGCGTCTTCATTTCAGAGGCGGAATATTTGCGATTACGTTTAACCTCCAAAAATAGCCCAAAATAGCCACCATGAGCCATGGGTACTAGTAGGTCAGGGAACCCAGGAGAAAGTCCAGCCTTAAGCAAATTTAGGCCCTCTCGTGGCATTCTTTTGCCTTCATTGGGTATATGTACCAGTGGAATACGCTTGTATCTTGCCCATTCCACGATGAGTTGCTGTTCCTTGCGCTCTGGCAATGGGTTTATTTTGATCATATTCAAGTCCTTTTGAGTAACTATTAGCCATAAAATGCAGAATAATCCAATTTCAAATTTTGTACAAGTCTATCTGTCGGTCGCTAGAGATGGGCGACACCGACAGACAAGAAAAAATATATATATATATTATATATTTATATTATATATTAGCTGTCGGTTTGCTCACCGACAGACCGACAAATGTGTAAAAATAATATACAACTGTTCACTTTTTGAACTGATCATTTTTTTTACATGTTTGTCGGTCTGTCGGTCTGTTTGTCGGTGTGTGACCGACAAATAATTCGTTATATTATTCATTTAGTTACAAAGGTTTTTTTTTGGTTGTCGGTCTGTCGGTCACTTCTCAGGCGTAGAGGGTGAAATGTACCATCTTTTGCGTCCAGTATAATCATCTTCGTATAAATTGAGCAATTTTTTTGCTTTGTACAATCTATCCATACTAATCCCTTGGCTCTGTGCTTTTTTTCTCAGATCGCTCAAAAATTGTCCTTCATATCTTAATTCTTGAAGTAAAAAGTCAACGGTTTTATCAAGAACAGGTGAATCCTTTTCAACTTTCACGGTATTAATAATATCGTCTATTTTTTTATCAACTTTTCCTTCAAGCCAATCGATCTTGCAGGTTTTTATCTCGCCAATTCCATTAATCAAGCGTTGTGGTGATAAAACATATTGATATCCAAAGTCATCCGGCCCTAGATTGTTTTTAATCGGCATAAATAAACGCTTATTTTGATCTTCTGGATCTCTTATCATCCCAAAAATAATACGGGCAGCACCGGCAAAACCAACTGAGCCCATAATCCTATCAATGGCTGCTTTTTTGACATTACCTTGCTTGGCGAAATGGCTATTAATAAGCATTGCAGTTTTGTGACGTTCAGCAACTGCTTGTAACATACCCAATGCTGTGCGGATTTCTTTATTCTGATTTTGATCAGTTGATCCTAAGTACATAGTGATTGGATCAACGACAATTAATTTATATTTTTCTTCTATGATCTGATCTTCTAATAAATATAAATGTTCAACAAGTGAGATTACATCATAATATTCATTTCCTTTTTTATCTGTTTTTCTTATTCCTTTTAAACTATGAATATTATTCATGTTAGCTTTTAATACGGATAATCTTGGCTTGATAGTATCTTCAACGTTGTCCTCATTTGTGATAAGAAGTACTTTTCCTCGTTCGCATTTTGTTTTTTCAAGGTGAAACATTTCACCATTGCTTATTATACTGGCTATATAAAGCAATATTTGAGATTTTCCCATTCCAGGTTCACCGGCAAATAAAGTTATCTTTCCATAAGCAATGATATTTTCCCAAAGCCAATCAATTTTTTTCATCTTTACATCAGATAATTTTTCAATGACTATTTTTTCTTTTATCTCTTCATAAACTTTTGAATCCACATTTTCATTTTGCATGATAATTATTCCTAAAAGATGAGCTATAAAGTTGACCTTGTAATGCTTCCATTCCGAATAAAACGTGCAGATCGTTATAATCAGTACCGTATTTCATTTTTTCTATTTCAAAATAAGGACAATTAATTGATGCATCAATGGCATTTGCTGCTTTTAATCCTTCAATAATTCCTTTGTTCACACTTTTGAACATGTCATTATCACAACAAATATTGATATGTTTCTTTGGAAATCTTTTCCTTATAATTAACGCAACATTCTTTAAATTATTGGCTGAAAAAGAAACGACAGTTAAATCATCCGTTGCCATATGAACACTCATTCCAGTTGCATAACCTTCAACAACACGTATCGTCTCTGTTAGTTCATCGCCTAAAAATAGAAATTTATTTTGATAAGAAGTGCCAGGATAAATTTTTTTATTTCCGTTCTTATAAATGGCTTGTAGTGAACATAAATCACCATTTAAATTTCGGATAGGAATTAATAAAGTGGAATTAAATTGCTTGATGTAATAAGGATATATTTTTTTTCTTACTATATAAGGATGATCATAATCAGCAATCGATGCTTTATTCCATAAAGCTATACATTCACTAATTGCTTTTTGTTCTTCATCTTCTTTCTGTTTTTTTATTTTTTGTAAATGTAAAATTTCTTCTTTTGAAAGTTTTGCTTCATTACCTCGCCAGATAAAATTTTCTTGAGATAAGTTCCAATCACCATATATAGCTAACTTTCCTGGTATTAAAATTTTAACAAAAACATCTTTATTTCCATGATCTTTTTGATAACTATAAAAGCGTTGCCATTTATTGATGATAGGTAATATTTCACCGCAAAACTCAATGCCGGATGCTGCCATCGAATGATAAATATGATCGATGTAATTCATGAAAATGACCGCGGATCATAGATGATACTTTTTAATTCATCCTTTGGTATCCATTTGAAATCTACATTTTTAAGGGAAGAAATAAGATCAAAAAGTTCGCAAGCAAAAGGACGGTAATGCCCATCTCCTATGCTATTTTCACCTTTCATTTGTTTAATGATTAAAGCAGCACATCCTTGGACAATGATTTCTTCATTTTCCATTTTGCTTTTAATTATAAAATCAAATATCTTTAAGATGCTCAAATAATAAGCAGAAATATTAGTGGCAATGCCATTGATTTTTGTTGGGGTAATAAAATGATGAAGTAATTCTACGTCTTTACCAATATCTAATTTAACAATTAATCCAATGCAGGTGAGTGAGCCGGTAAGATTTGGATTAGGATCACAAATCCCATCAAAATAAGCGTTGATCATAAAAAAACCTTAAAGAACAATAAGTATTTGCAAATATCTACAAATACTTTAAACTTGTTCTTGACTAAAACAGTTAAATGGATTTTACGTATATATGGGAGGCTTCGTGCCTCCTATATAACGAAAAACAGTAATAAAACGTTGGAGCTTCATTAAATTAACACATAATCGTCTTTATCTTCTAGCTATTCAATTGTCCATGAATCAATTCCCATTCAAATTTCATTCTATTCTCCACTTATCCACAATTTCTGTTGTTAATGTTTTTCATGAACAAAATATCCTACTTTATCTTCTAGCTATACCTTTCATTGATTATCCCTTTGATTTGATACTAAACGACAATCTTCTCCTGGATCTTTTAGATACATTAATGTTGTTCCAGATAATAATGATCCGGTTTTTGTTGAAATAGTTTTATAATAAATATTTTTATTGTCACAAAATTTTCTTAATTCTTCGCCGCCAATAAATATTTTATTAGAACCTTGAGACTCAGAATCGTTTGTCCTTTCTTTAGTCAATAAAATGCTCCACATTTTATTTGGCGTACCTTTATTTTTTGACATCTTGAAAACAAAAACTTTAATTTTATCCAAGGATAATAATTTATCTAGTTTTTCACTTTCTTCCTCATCAAAAATAATTACGCCATAATTGCATTGAAGTGGATCTTTCATTAGACCTAATTTCATAATAAACATAATGCAATCAAGATGATCATTAGGGCATTTATCAAGATTTTCTTCTAAAATAACCAATGTATCTTTTGATTCTATTTTTTTCTTAATAAAATTATTCATATTTTTAATTAAACGGCCTTGTTTAAAATTCTCATCATTTTTCATATGTTTCGTCCTTGTTTGATATTATTGGGTAAAATAATATGTTATTATATTGTTATATAAAAGTAAAATTAAAAAGGAGAGGATAATGAATAAACAAGATTTCACCGTACTGCCTGTTAGATTTGATAACAAAATGTACAATGAAATGCGTGATATTGCACATGTAAATAAAATAAGCATGGCAGATATTGTAAGGCATGGCGTAGATTTATTTTTAAAAGAACAAAAAAAGATATTGACAAAAAGAGATATCGCGATATAATGAGTTCATTAACTGAGGAGATAAGAAATGACCACAAAAGAAGAACAGCTAGCCATAACAAAATATGATCTATTATTTGAATCAAGGTTAAGCAAAGTTGAGGCTACAATGGATAATGTTGTACAAACACTAAACAGATTAGAAAGCAAGGTTGATAAACATTTTATGTGGATAGTGGGGATAATTGTCGTATTTTTTGGCGGATCTTTAGCTACAGGAATTTTAAGGGCAATGCACATTTTAACCTAAACAGTTGTTAGGGGAAGCTCGCAACTCCCCCCAACGATCATATCTACCCAACAGGAGATATAACATGATAAGTAAAACTATTGCACAACGTACAATTAAAAGTCAAGACAGAGTTTTTTGCTCCAAGGAAGGAGAGAAAGAATTGAAGGATAGATTATTCAGATCATTTGTCGCAAATCTCATTCGAGAATATGCAACTTATTCAACCGACAGTTGTTATTTATCAGTGAGTGACCTTCCATATCCTGAAAAAAAACAATTCCTAAGCCATCTCATTCACGTTGATGACTATGAGTATTTCATTGCCAATAAAACCCGTGAAGCAGAAGCCATTAAAGAATATGAAGATGAAATGCAGCACTTTATTGATTGGCAATTAGATAATGTCTATCACGAAGATATGCAAGAGATGGGAATGTTGCTTTGTCAGCACAGAGACAATGGTGAATTTTATTATAGGAGTTAAGCCATGTCTTTAATAACGACGATTTTAGAATTTATTACATTATTTTTCATTGCTGAATTTTTATTGGGAATGGTAGTAGCTATATTTTTATTATTATTTTCTGATGGTCTATAGGAGTTAAGTCATGAATAAAATAGTTTATGGAATACATGGTAATGATTCAGTATTTTTCCTTGATGAGATTGCAGCAGAAAAATATTTATTCGACAACTATCGTGAACATATTACATCAAAAGATCAATTCATTGATTATGTTGAGCAAATGATATGGGAAGACAAAATAATAATATGCGAAGGCTGCGGTGATAAGACATTAAGAGATGAGTTAGATCCAAATTGGGTAAAGGGTGGATGTTGTGATACATGGTTTTGTCATATTGATTGTCATACTTAGATAAATGCTACAGAGGCATATCAATATGCCTCTCAAGGATTTATTTCGCAGCACTTAAATGTGCATAACTTAAATTAACTTGAGGTAAATATTATGAAACTAAGAGCAGTAAAACCAGAGTCAATACAAAAAAGATTAAAGGCATTGTTTTATGGTGGAGCAGGTGCTGGGAAAACAACAGCAGCCATAAACTTCCCAAGGCCATATTTAATCGACACAGAAAAAGGGGCCACCAACGATCAATACATTAAACAATTACAAAAATCTGGTGGTGTAGTTTTTCAGACATCAGACTTTGATGAACTTGTCACTGAAGTCAAAGCATTATTAACAGAAAAACATGAATATAAAACTTTAATCATTGATCCTTTGACCATGCTCTACAATGACTTACTAGATAAATCTGCGCTTAAAAATGGAACAGAATTTGGTAGGCATTATGGTGAAGCTAATAAACAGATGAAGCATTTGCTTAATTTATTATTGCGCTTGGACATGAATGTAATTATTACCTCACATGCCAAGAATGAATATGGACATAACTTATCCGTGCTTGGCCAGACTTTTGATTGCTATAAAAAGTTGGATTATTTATTTGATTTAGTTTTTGAAATACAAAAACGTGGCGCTGATAGAATTGGAATAATAAAAAAATCCCGTATTGAAACATTCCCAGATGGTGAAGCATTCCCATTTTCTTATCAAGAAATAGCAAAACGTTATGGAAAAGATGTATTAGAAAGAGATGCAGTAGCAGAAAAACTAGCATCAAAGGAGCAGATTGGTAGACTTAAAATGTTGATTGAGCTTTATAAAGAACCAGATGAAATCGTCCAGAAATGGCTGGACAAGGCAAATGCCGCTACTCTGGACGAAATCAATGAAGAGATCATATTAAAACTGATTAACCATATGGAAAGCAAGGCTAAAATGAAAGGAGAAACAGCATGAATTTTACCCCAACATCAGAAGAACTATTGAAACAATCAAATTTATTGGAGAATGGAACGTATTCATTTGAAGTAGTAGAGGCAAATGATGAAATTTCAAAATCTGGAAATGAAATGATCAAATTAATGTTAAACGTATGGGATTACGAAAGCGGTAAAAGCACCATAGTCTTTGATTATTTGCTTGAGAAGATGGCCTATAAATTAATCCATTTCTGTCAAGTGACTAAGCTCATGGATAAATATTCTACTGGAGAGTTACGGGCATTTGATTGCTTGGGCAAAAAAGGAAGTGTGGACATAGAAACCCAAGAAAAAAGGGAAAATCCATCGGGCGGATTTTATCCAGCTAAGAACATTGTAAAGGATTACAATGTTTCAAAGGTGGAAAGCTTCTCACCGCTTCCTTCTTCAAAAGTTAACAATATTGATGCGGACGTTCCATTTTAGCGTCGAATAAAGTTATACTAATGATGTTATATACAGTCATTTTCATCATTCTTTATCATATCAGCCGGTTTATCCGCCGGCTTTTTTTATTTAGATCAAAATAACATTAAGGTGAATTAATGAACTTTGAAAAAGCTTATAAGGAAATGTTGAAAGGCAAAAAGATCAGGCGTAAATCATGGGAAAAGATGCACCACATGCGCTATGTGGAAGCGACCAAAGAACACGATGCAACCATTAGAACCTACAAGACTGAATTTAATAACTTCTTTGCCGATGCAAGTATTTTGATTAGCAATGGCTGGTTTGTGGTAGGAGATGATAGTAAAGAATTGTCTTTTTTAGAAGCATTGGAAGAATTAAAGAATAAGAAAGAAGTCAGCAATAAATTATGGAAGGATAAGTTCATATTTTTAGATGGTGATCAATTTGCATATTGTTCGACCATTGAAGCAAACTTTATGCCTACTTATAGAGATTTGATTGCTAATGATTGGGAAGTGATGAGCTGACCTGAATGTTTTATTTCGTATTGATGCATGCTACATATTTAACTGAATAATACACTTAATTAATCTATAAATAATACTTATTTCATCCTATAGATAAGCCATCTTATGTATAGTATGTAATTATCAATGAGATTTATCACGGAAATAAGCAGTAAGAATTAAGGTAGCCAATGGTGGGAATGTGATGGTAGTAATATCTAAGAGTTTCTTACCATCTTCAGGTTTGTAAATATAAACAAAAATTGTCAATACATATAAAATTGCAAGACCAAGGAGGATTTGTTTTGCTGCTCTAAATTTATCTCTTTCCGTGATTTTGCCAATCAGTTCAAATGATTCAAGTTTGCGTGAATTAAAGTCCTTAACTTGATAGAGATCTTCCAAGATCTTATTACCCATAAATAGCGGCTGCATTAGGTCACAATGATTTTCGTTTCTTTATCCCCTTTTCTTGCCAAAAGCTCACCTTCCGTACTATCAACATGAGCGGCTAAGCTTAATAATGCAATTCCCTTTTTGATAATATCCGCTTTGCTATTTACTCCATAATGCATCATCAAATAATTAACCAGTTTATTTGCCGCTGGATCTAATTCTAAGATAAGCTCGGTCATCTTCCACCATATGTTTGAAAGGCATAATCTTAAGCTAATGATGCCCTGAAATTCCTAATAACTATGGTGTTTTTTTTCTTTTTTCTTCTCATGCATCTTGCTTAATTTTCCAATGAGCTTTTTTTCTTTTTTCTCATGGGATGCTTTTTCCATATGACTATGGGCTTTCTCATGGTGTTTTTTGGCTTGCTCCATATGGTGTAGGGCGCGTTTATGATGGTGGGATTTATGTTTCATTGCAATATCCTTATTGATGATGGAAGATTTACACTATGATAAAATAATCTACTTATAAATTAAAGGACTACCATGACACTCATCATCAATAAATCACGAACACTCGTTCCAAAAAGTGGCAAGATCATAAAACATGTCAGCCATATCGAAAAAAAGGGAATTGATATGGTGAAAAATATTGCTAAGCAATTTGGTCAACAATCAAAAAAGATGAAACCAAAAAAAATATATTTTCGTTAATCTCCCAGTGCCATTCTTTCTTGGCCTTCTTTAATAGCATTTAATTGGTTTTGCATAGTTTCATTCGAAGTCTTTAAGGAATTAACTTCAGCTTTTAACTTACCGATTTCAATTTCATATTTAATACAATTTGCTTCTAGCTGGACACATTCTTGTAATTTTTTTATATATTGTCGATCAAGCGCTAATTTTTCTACCGATAAATTTTCTACTTGATCTTTATAAGATTTGATTTCATTAATTGATTTATTGATCTCTGCTTGTAAGTCCATTTTCATCCCTTAAATAATTAGATAAGTAAAAATAATTGACCAATTCCTATTTACACTATCACCTGCTAATGATGAAAAAGCTTGTGCTCTATTGTTCGCTGAATCACCTGTTATTTCTCCAGCTCGAAAAGTAGCTACATTAGGCGGCCCAAAGCTCCCCGCACAATTAGTAAATGCGCCAATATTTGAAGCAACTGGCAATGATATACCAATATTTATGCCTGTGCCAGGCGTCGTGGCAGTTATTGCTATGACACCTGAAACTGTAACAACATTACCTATTCTTAAATATTGAAATTGCGCACTAGTGCTCACCGTAATATTGCTAACATTCGTAAGCACGGGAACATAAGTACCGCTTGAAACGGGTGTTGCAAGACCAGTTAATGGAAGTCCCGTGCAATTCGTTAAAATGCCAGCACTAGGGGTACCAAGATTTGGTGTAATTAATGTAGGAGATGTTTGCCTGACTACATTCCCTGTGCCAGTTGGCACACCTAAACCTAAATTAACAAGCGCTGCTGCGACATTAGTTAAATCAGATAAATTATTTGCTGCGAGTAAAAATGAAGATGGCCCAAAGGTAAATTGTGAGAATAATACAGGATCGGTATCGACTGTCACAACCGTTGCCGTCTCAAGCCATGAGGTCGTTGCAAGTATCGTTCCATTATTAACTGCAACTAAGGTACCCGGTTTGATTTGTAGGGCAGTATCGTAATCCGTAGCACGCGTTAAGACATAGGGAATTGAAATAGTATCGCCATTAGTCGTTAAAACATAGATGCCATTATGTTGAGTCAATGTTTGGTTTTTAACTAAGATACGACTGTTTAAAGGAGGGGATACACCATCTGTTGAAAAGGCTGCAAATGTGCCTGAATTATCGGTAAGTGTTGCACCAATTCCAGCACCTGCTTGTACCACATTTAAATTACCAGTGGTTCCTGCATAACAAGATAAAATGACGGTAATCCCTGATGCAAACTGATCGACATATTGTTTAGTTGCAGCTCCTAATGGCAGTGTCGGATTTGCATTTAAGATTAATGGCCCTAACATGGTCCCACCTGTTAAAGGCAAAAATCCTGTTAAAACAGATCCAGAATTAAACAATGCTGCCACTTGGGAAAGTGATTCTTTGGATGTCACACCATTTTGTACCACAGGTAAAAAATCAGTGAGTTGAGCACCTGCTACTGCTGGTAACGCTGAAATTTTCACACCTGTCATACTTACATCCTTGTCAATTATTTAAAAGCTAAATACGCAATGGTTCCTGTACCTGTCGGGCTTCCTGTTTTAGTAAAAGTAATGACAAATCCATCTGAAGTAAAAGAACTAATTAGTCCTTGCTGATCATTCCCAGTAGATACAATTAAACGAATAGAGAAACTTGTAGAAATAGTCGCTGCTGGTGACGTTGGATTAAAAGAATAATATACATGAGCAGTTCCATTATCAAATCCTACTGATCCCCCAGATGCTGGAGATGCTAAAAATATGACTAATGAAGGTTGAAAGGCAAGCCCAGTAACAGTTGCAGTACCACCTGTCGCGGTTGTCATCGCATAAGTAGTACTACCAATAGCTGTGACAGTGTTCGTTCCTAATGGTAATAAATTACTTGCTGCAATGGCTGCTGCAATACTTGGAACACCCGTACCATTTGTGACTAATACACCATTATTAGCCGTTGCAAGACCTGAAATAACATTAGCAGCACTTGAATAAAGTATTTGATTAATGGTCGTAGTCGCAGGATAAGTCGCAGTCGTTGCAACCCAATTCGTACCATCTGCACGTAATATTGTTCCAGTGCCTGACGCTGAATTTGGATAAGTTGGCGTTGAATAAACGTTATTAGTCCCATCTGATATCAATATTTTCCCTGTTGTACCACTTGCGCTTGGATATGTCGGTGTTGAATAAGAAAGACCAACAGAAGCCGTTGAATCAATTTGTAATACTTTCCCATTTCCAGCGACAGCCGGAACTCGAGCATTGACAGTAGAAAATCCGAATAAATCACCTTTTGTCGTGAGTAATGTTACGCCTGCTGCTGGTGAAGATAACCAATTAGTACCATCACTGGTTAATACATTACCTGATGTTCCTGCCGCTGCCGGATAAGTTGGTGTTGAAGCTATCCAATTTGTACCATCTGATATTATTATCTTTCCTGCAGTAGCTGATGAATTAGGAAATGTTGGCGTTGATAAAACATAATTCGTTCCATCTGATAACAATACTTTATTAGCAGTTGCTCCTGATGAAGTTGGAATTGTACTAGTACTGTAAATATTATTCGTACCATCAGAAATTAAAAATTTCCCTGATGTACCACTTGCACTTGGATAAGTTGGAGTTGAATACGCAAGACCAGTTGATGCTCCTGATGATACTTGTAAAACTTTACCATCACCAGTTGCTACAGGAAGACGATCATTTACAGTTGAAAATGTATAGATATCACCTTTTGTCGTTAAAGGTGATCCAGCACCAGATGATGCTGCAATACTTATGGAATTGCTTCCAGGTGTAATTGAAATTCCAGCACCTGCCGTCAACGAGGCCGCAGCAGGTGATCCCGCTGTTGATCCTATAATTAATTGACCATCAGTTAAGGTTACATAAGTAGGAAGTCCAGTTGACGGAACAGTTAGAACAGATCTTGTAACTGTTGCAAGTAAACCAATAGTATTGGAAGCACTTCCATAGAGAATTGAATTTTGAGTTACGAGATCAGGATATATCGTTGTCGTATAAGTATTTGTTGTACCATCTGATCGAATAATTTTACCGACAGGTGCAACAGTATTAGGCCACAACGATGTACTTGCAACCCAGTTCGTCCCATTCGCATAAAGAAAGCTACCAGTTGATGTTGCAACTGATGGATAAGTAGCCGTTGAAAAGGAAGGCGGTGCTGCCGCATTACTTTGTAGCACATTTCCAGTTGTTCCAGGTCCTGCCAATATTGATGGTGCACCAATCGCACTTGTTACAAGCAGGCCATTATTAGCCGTAGCTAGTCCACTTAATGTATTACCAGCAGATGCATAATAGGCAAGTTGATTAATAAGCCCAGGATTAACAGTACCACCTGTACCAAAGATTGCTTTCATGGATGCACCGCTAATAGCCGCATCTGTTCCTGGCGTATAAGGCGATTGCACGAGATAAAATAAATCGGTGTTATTGATGATGGTTGTTGGATTTATCGCAAATATTTGGGCTAAGGTCTTTGACATATCAAGCTCCTGCCGTCTCAAGTGGTGTGTTATCGCTTAATAAAAAGTCACTTGAATCTGTAATCAATAAAAACCCAGTCGGAGGCGGTGGAACTTCTCCAGAAAAAGGATAAATAATGATAGGTATACTTCCAAAATACCAGCCCATCAACTACCCCAGAATAATTGTGCCGCTGCAATTGTTGTGCCTGCAGTAAAGACCTTGACGCTCTTTAGGGGATGCCAAAGACCTGCTGCAATATTTGGCAATGTTATTGTTTCACCGTACCACGTTAAAAAAGACAAACTGCCAGTCGTACCAACATAAAGCCATGTAGCAAATTCCAAAACACCAGGCGGTGTTTGTGAGTTGGTGTAACCCGTATCATAGGTAACAGTTCCATATCTAACAGGGCCACCCAGTACACGTACTTGAGCAGTGTACAAATTTGGATCAAGAGGTTGTATTTGGACAAAAGGTAAAGACATGCTTTGATATCCTTATCAAAACAGGGAGAACATCATGTTCTCCCTTAATATAAAATAACTTTAAAGTACTGAATAACCAATCAAAATAGTACCATTCAAAGCTGTCGCAGCCGTGAGATTGTATATGGTTAACGTGGCACTTCCTGCGCCAGGAATTACTTTGAAATTTACATTTTGTGTCGTATTGGTTCCACCTTGTATGGTCAACCCAATCACAGATGTTGCTGTAATAAATGTATTTGTCCAAGTAATTGCATAATTTGCTCCACCTGCGGTAGTCAAAGCAGATGTTGTAATCACACCAGCGACACCGCTTGCAGTGACGGCGTTCGCAGCTTCAGTACCATTCACTTTAGCAAGCACAATACTAGAACCTGCTGCCATGGTATTAGTTGAATCTTTTCTTACAATATTAGATGCGAGAATGCCACTGTCTTGAATAGAACCAGCAGCATCTGCTGCTGTAACAATGTGATTTATTGTAAAACCAGCGCCTGCAGTTGATGCAAGAGCAGGAAGTGCATTATTGGTTGCAGCTTTCGTTGATGCAGTGCCAGAACCTGCTGGGATTGCAGCCGTAAAGCTGATTGCATCAACACCAAAAATACCCGGCAACGGTTCAACCAAAACAAACATAGATCCAGCAGATACCGTTCCTGCGCCAATTGTCGTCCACTGGCCAATCTTTAATTGTTCAATGCATTGGAAATCTGCACGTCTTTGAAGAACGGCAGCAACACCAACAGCACCAGTCTGGGTGCAAATATAAATACCATTTTCCCACCCATTGGTTTGACCTACTAATGCAACGCTATCGCCTAATACGACGACGACGCTATCAATGGTTAATACACCTGTTGCATAAGTAAATGTTGCACCAACGCCATTATTTAGAGAGCCATTAAAATAAGTTCCAGTTTGATTAGCCGTTGCAACGACACGACAGGCGGTCAGCCCATCGTAAACATTATATTGTTGAAAGCTCATGAGAATAATTCCTTTTAAAAGTGATCACTTAAGTGTTTCGAAACGTAAATATTATAACTCAAAGTCTATTAAAGCTTAACGAAGACATTTAAATAGACAACAGGTTGTTGAACATTAAAGGGCACACTATTTGGTGCATTTGTGCCAGTGACTGCTTGTGCTGATATATTAAAATTAACCCCTGCTGCAATGAGTGAGGTTGCCGCATTGGTATAAAAATTACCTGATGCTGCAGGATGGACATGTGCACCTACTTCATTTGGCGCTTGAGTATGACGTTCATTACCAGTCGTCTGACCAATTGCCCAGTTCGTACCCGTATTGCTCCCACCTGTTACAGGAACAGAATTACCTGTTGGCGTACCAACGGCTGCAAGTAATCGACCAGCAGTTCTGGTTAAAAGAATTTGATTATTTGCTGTAAAATCAGCCACTGAACTTGCACCATATGGAATAATCGGCCCAACTGAACCAGGTGCTAACATGGGTGCTAATCCCTGATTTCCCTGGAAGGTATTCCATATCAAATCAAATAATGGAAAGGTATCAATATTTGCTCTAGATGTGAAAGCAGATACTGATCCTGCATTACCAATTGTCCCATCATTCATAATCACCCAACCATAAGGTGTGAAATTATTAAGCGATGTTCTAATATCACCCGTTCTCGCCGTATCGGAAATCGCATTGATCATATCAAACGTTGCGTAATCAGTGACGGGTGCCATCTGGCCTAGATATGCAGATGGTTTTACCAATTCAATGGTTGTTATCGCATTCAATGGCAAATTAATCTGCAAAAATAATGCATCATTTCTACATGTTCCTAATGTTGCTCCAGTTGCATCAGGGACAGGTGCAGTCACTTGATAAAATTGCCAATTAGCAGTCAAATTAATCGTATTTATCACAACCACTTGATCGGCTGATGGTGCCCCACCTGATCCATAAAATTGTCGCCATGAAACAGTAATATTTGAATTTCCACCTGTGCATCTTGCCCATAATCTCACCGTCATGGTTTGCTGAGATAAATTTTGCACGCCTTTTGAAATTGGAAATTGTACATATTTAAAAGTCTCAACTGCACCTGCTCCTCCACAGGTGTAGCGAAGAAATTGCTCAGGAGTGATATCAGGTAAAAGAGAATTGACACCAAGTGGAGTAAAATCTACAAAATCAATACTATCTGTGGCTGATGTATTATTTTTAGCAAATATAATATCAGGCCCAGTTGGCCCAAATAAGATATCTGCTGGATCATTCACATAACCTGCATTATTAGATGGTGCTAAAGTTAATGATGTGGGTAAAGAAGGAGTACCCGCTGTTGTGCCGATATTTCGATAAAAGACACCATTAATCACAAAATTCTGTACATTATTTGCAGTGATAACTGTTCCACCACCACCACCGCCACCAGCACCAGATAGTCCATTAAAATCCCAAAGAAATTGTTGAGTTTGTGGATCATCTGAATCATAAACCCTAATATAATAAGTATCTGTCGGATTATTAGAATCAAATTCCCAAAAGATAGGCGGCATCGTGCCATTACCAAAACCAACAATCGGTTGACCATAAGGAATAGCACCCGCTGCATCTTGAAAGGCTGGTTTAAAAGTGGTGGGATCTAAACTGCGATAAGTATAAATAGCGGCCCCAGCAGGCAATTTTGAGAAATTATCAATGATGACCCAATGCGGGTTAGGTTGAATAGAAAATGTAATTGCCATGTAAGGTCCTTTTATTCATTTAAATTCCCAATAAGTGCCCGTCCACCTTTATAATAATAGGGTTCTGTTTTCCTAAAAATATTTTCTAATAATGGATTTTGCGCAAGTTTTGCAATGGGTGCGCCTCCTAATTTAGAAACCGTTGCCCCTAATAAACCTGATGCTAATCCACCGCCTGCCCCTAATAATCCTGGATGAAAAATATTTCCTATAATAGTACCCGCAGCAAGTGGCATTCCAATTTGCGCAAGTTGACCTAAATGAATACGACTATTTAAATCATTTAAATGATTACGCAATGCATGACCTTCAGGAATCACATTTTTATATTCTTTACCAACTGTTTTTTCAGTTCCAAGTTGTATCGATTTTGCTAATTTATTAGGTTCAATATCTTGTTTACCTTTGAAAACTTTTCTAAGAGTAGGTGTTGCTAAATAGGGATAATGCACATTTGATGCATATTTATCAGCTAAATTATATTGATTTAATGCTTCTTGATCTCTTGATAAAAAATTCTTCACTTTATCTTTTAAAGTATTTCTAAATTGATTAAATAATTGTGCTTTCCCTTCAGTTGCGGGTGATTGAGATATTCTCGCCCAATCTTTACCAATTTGACTTTGCAAATTTTGAAGATCTCTATAATTACCAGTTTTTAAAAATTCATCATATTTTTGCCTTGCATTTTCATAGAGTAGAGGTCTTTTAATGCCAACAGATGATAAATATTCTTTTGGATTAAGAGCTACTTTAAATTCATTATATTTAGTATTAATAGGTTCATACATTTTATTCATCACATTTTCAGTTGCTTTTGTTTCATTTCTTATCTGATTAATTTTATTGATTGTATAATCTTTTGGATTAAATATTTGAGATATTCCTCTTGGAATTCGATAGAGAAGTGAAGGTGCTTCAAGCGCTGTATTTAGCGCTAAATTAGTAAGTACATTTGGATTTTGTCCCATCATTGCATTAGAAAGAGAATTTAATGCCGTTCCATATCCAATTCTACCAGCCATATTCGCAATAGGAGATAATCCTGGTATTTTTGATATCGCATTACTTAAATATGGGATAGATTTAATTTCCGGTGCAACAAATGGCAAAATAGATGCAGCACCTTTTTGAATGTCTTCTTTACTTGGCGCCTTAAAAAATTGTTTATTAATTTCAGGTTGTGTCACATCAGGTAAATTACCAAGGAAAGTCGGTACAGTATTAGGAGCTGGTTTATATCCTTGTTCTTCTGCTTTTTTTTGTAATTCCTGTGCTGCAGAATTTGGTGTTGTTACATTTTCTTCAGAAATAGGAACTGATAAATCAGGATAAAAAGAAGTAGGGATTGGCATTGATAAATCAGGATAGCGAGTTTTTCCCATATCATACATCCCTATAATTTAATTGCTTGGCTCTTGCAACATTGCTTTTATGCACAGGAACTTTCATGCCATCTGGTCTTATCATCCATTTAGTATTTTTTGGTGGAACTTTACCTTCAACTTCTTTTTCATTGATAGCATCTTTATTTTTTGGCCATTCTGCTACAGAATTTTCATTCTGTGCTTTTTTTCCTTCATTATAATTTTCTACAATTTTTTTATCTTCTTTTGGATTTCCACCAGCCATATTCTTTCTATATTCATTCATTTTTTTTCTATAACTTGGACTAAATGTTTCTTGAATATTTTTTGGTGTTAAATATTGCTCCCACATACCTAAATTTTTATCCAATACTTTTCCAGTTTTGGGGTCATAAAATGGCATTTCATTGGCATATCTTGTCCAAATAGCATCTGCTTGATTTGGTGTAAGACCGATTCTTTTTGCCATGTCATTAAATTCTGCTGATTCCTGCAATCGGGATGATAGACCTAACTCATAATTTTTTTCATGTTGAAATGCTGTATCGCCCATGTAACGACTTGGTTTTAAGGTTTGTCCAAAACCAATGTCCATATTAGTTATTCGAGATGATTGCCAAGCTTTTAATTTAGCCGCAACTAAATTATTTGTTACCGTATCATATTCTTGTGCAGCATCACTTATACCTGGCAATGAACCAAGTCCTGGGCCTTTTTCCCATAAACTCAATTTATCTCTTAAAAATGACAATCTATTTAATTGTCTTTCCATTTCCTGAGCGCCACTCATCTGATCTCTAATTTCATCTTCCCTTGCTTTCCATTGATCTTGGATTAATTTTGCTTGAGTTTCACTGCCAGTTTTTAGTGCAGCTTCTCCAGCTGCCGTAATTGCTGATGGATTTTCAGCCGCCATAACACCTTTTGGTAATTTAGAAGATTCGCGAGCATATAATGGGGATGTTCCTGATAAGTTTGTACCAACTTGAGAAACTGATGGAAGAACAGGTACAGTTGGCGCAGGTTGGTTCTGATTTAACCCTTGATTACCATGATCTATGATACTTTGAACAAATTCTGGAGATGCTTTATTGATTAATCCATAATCACCAGTTGTTTGTGGTGCATTAGAAGTCATTTGTGGTGAAACAAAATTATTAGTAGGCCTTGGTAAATTTTGCATAGATGGAACATTTGATGATCCAAATAATCTACTGAAAATATTTCCTAAAATTGATCCACTAGATGATGGTTGATTAGGTACTGGAACTTGGGAAATTGCATTACCTGATCCTAATTGATTAGAAAATTGATTTAAGAAATTTTTATATTGATCCTCAGTTAACATTCCTCTTATTTTTGGATCATTGACTAATGCAGCTAGTGTTTGCGGGCCAACAAATTGAGAATAAGCAATTTTTGATAAGGCATTTGCATATTGTGTCCATGGTGCATATTGTGCTTCGGCACTTTTTATTTGATTCTCAAGATTACTTCTTGATAATGCATTCATCCCTTGCATAGCAGTCACTAAGCCACCGCCAGGTTGTTGAGAGAATGGTTGAACTGGTGGGATAGCCATAATTAATATCCTATACAAATAATCCTAAAAGAGGCCCAGCCATTTGACCAAGACCACCTAACATGTTCCACCAATCATTTTGCGATGCAGCACTTTTGTTATAAGCTTGTTCTCCCATAATATCTCCAAGATGAGACATAAGATTAGTCAATGCATTTGCTGATGTTTGTCCGCCTTGAATCAATCCGCCAAGTCCTGCGCCATATTGGTTATTAATTCCTAAGACATTTTGTAACCATTGATTCATATCTTGCGAACTAATATTACGGGCATTTTGCTGCATAAACTGCGCCATTGGCGTTGATCCAGTAAGCCCACTTGCTGAGCCTGCATTTTGTCCGGCACGTATCGCTTGTTGTTGCTGATATCTAGCCCATGGTGATTCTTGATATTTGCCCATCAAATTGTTAATAAAACCTGATGGATTTTGCATGCCAGATAACCACTGTTGATATTGGGGAATTGCGCCTGTTCCAGCTTGTAGAAAAGGATTCTGAAACTGTTGCGCTTTGTTGCCAAATTGCATGTATTGATCCATGGCTTGTTCATAAGGTTTGCCAGAATCACCAAATAAGCCGCCTAGAAAGCCTCCTAGGCCACTACCAAATGTATTTGCATCGAAAGCCATAGCCACATTCCTTGTGCTATTAAAATGACGTCCAAACTCCATTTTGGAAATATTGGGCGGTATTTAAGGTTGTATTATATATGATCTGACCATTGACAGGCGATTGAATTGAGTTTCTCTGATCAGTCGTAAGCTGCGGCAGAAACATCCCATATTGCGATAAATAACCATTCAATGTCTCAATAAATGCTGACATTGCAGCAATCCATATATCACTCATTTTATCGCCTTTAACAAGCGGATCATAATAAGGTAGTTGATCAACTTGATTGCTCATTCTGGCATGACCTCAAAGGCCCAAGCAGCCCCTAAAATGATAAATGAGATATGTCCGTAAAATTCAATCATGGGAACAAATGCTTGACCTCTTGGAATAACGCCTAACTTTCTCCAAACCGTACGATGGGTTCTTCTTCCAACAGCACCAACTGTTGCAGATTGCCGGTAATTATAAGTAACGCCACCATCTTTTGAGATGGATAAATAAATGACATGTTCATTAGGATTAAAGATAGGAGGTAAGCCACTTGATTCTAAAATGATATTAATATCCGTTTCGGTAGTTATAATGTCTCCCGCTTCCGTTAATAAATCTATTTCTTCAGAAAAATTTTCAATTTCTGCAAGACCTTGAATGATATCCACCATAAATCGATCACATCTTGTACGATTGTAAGTCGATGGTACATACGGACGTCCAATTCTTATGCGGGGAATTGTTTCGCCATCATTGGTAACAAATAAAGAAGATACTTGATAAAGTATTGGGCTGTTATAGCTTCCGTAGAAATTGTTACCGTTGAAAAATCCATGGGTTTGTGCGGGATGTCTATCGCCATTTAAAACTTGTTCCTCATGCCAGAGTTTGCCTTCTTCAACCCTAGGATCACTTAAGGTCACATTATAGACAAAAGTATGATTAGCTTGCGTAAAATTTAAGCGATAAAAAATAATGCCATTTTCTTTAATGAATATCCCTCTTGCATCAGCAACTTGATTAAGCGCTGCATATTGTGCTAACTGAAAATCAAGTGCGCGATTACTGATAGGAATGGATTCAGTTCCTATCACTTCCATGACAGAACCTAATCCATCCTTGTCATTGGATAAGAAGACCATCTTATCAAAGCCTGTGACAATGCTACCAACGGCTGGCGTTCCATACTCCATTAGAAGCGCATTATTTCGCCGTAAGGGTAGGTTTGTACCAAAGCCAGCATTCTCCCACACCTCCGTATAATTCTTTGAAAACAGAAAGACTCTGCGGTGTAATGTTCTACATGCAACAATTGAGCCAGGATGAGAGTTAATGGCACCAAGTTGTAATTGTCCAAAATTTGTAACTTGTATGGGTGGAATGCCATTTGTCGTAAGATTAATGGCAATATTCGCAACCGCATTAGAAAAATTCAGTGCAACTTGTATGTGCGTACTATCAACAAAAATAGAAAAGTAAGTTTGGCCAACAACTAATGGTGCTGGTAACGTACCGCCACCTGTATTAGTAAATTGGATTGGCATGCCTGTTGGAAAACTATTGGCCGTTGCTAAAGTTAAGGTATCAGTTGCAGCAGAACCCGTGATAGCAATCGATACACCGCTCCAACTATAGGCATTATTTAAAGCGGATAATTGAAAGGTATTGGTGCCAATCGTTGCATTGCCGCCATTAGCAACAAGCAAAAATCCATCAATAAAGCAAACATCAAGCGGTGCTATGGGAAATCCAGGATCAACATTTGTGCGAATATCGAAAGTGAAAATATCTGAACCCGTATCCCAAATGCAGCCAACTTGACCATCAACAAATAATATTTGCGGGCCAGTTGGAGCGTTATTTGCATCAATACCAACATAACCAGCATTAGTTGGTAGTGGATTTAACGGATTTAGATGAAGGATGACATTATTTAAATCACGACGATAAATATTTGCACCAATCACCATATATTCAAAATCATTCAAGACAAATTCAGCACGAAAACCATCCGTAGGTGATGTACCTGGGAATGATAGATCGGTATTTACTATGCCTGAAGTGGATATGAGAGATCTGGTTTTCTTGCCTTTTTTATCTATGTACTCAAACATATTGATGGTACGTTCAGCATCAATATTCGGAAACCTTTGGTTATTATAGCTACCAACTAATTCATAATCCTGAATTTGCATATCAGTAACTCAATATGTTTGGCCAGTAGAATGGCTCTGGTGCTGTCAATGTCACAGATGGCCTTAATGTTAGATCTGTTTCATTTGCGTTCTTAATTGTTGCGTAAGTATCTTGATAAGCTTCTTCATTCGTTTGCGGCCAATTGGCTGATGGATAATAAGCAATAAATTCTCGTGCAATCCCATATTTTAATAAGCGGTAATACATGGGAGGAAGTTCACCCAATGAATCTTGATTGCCTAGATCATTAATCATGACTTTGACTTGAATCTTGGCTGCATAGGGTTGATCGGGAACAGGATAAACCGTGATAAAACTCTCGTCAGCTTGTTTGTCTAAAAAAATAAATCCAGGACGGGCAAGCAGATTATTTTGTCGAACCACATTCCAATAAGTTGCTTTATTAATAATCCGTAAGGGATAAACCAATGAAGCATTTACTGGTTGGGTTGGAAAATTAAAAGAGGTCACCACATTAGGCGATGTGCCATTGGTTAATATATTTATAAAATTACCGGCTAATGCATCTTGTGATGATGCCGCAAGATACATCGTCGTTGGCGATACATTGATGACCCAATAAGTCACCCCTGCAATAAAAGGTTGTGGAATAATGCCACCTTGCGGCGTTGAGATGGTAACTGGCGTATTGGTTGGAAATGATATCGTTGATGATAATGTTAATAAATTTGTCACACTATCAGCCGTAAAGCTAAATGAGATGGGTAAAGCACCGGCTGGATTACCATTTGCCGGAACAAAGTAATTGGCAAAAGATAAATCAATGATACGGTCTTGCCTAATATCAGCAGGAACCATATCAGAGATGGAATACGTATCTTTACCAACGACAAAGTTAAAATCAATGGTCGTCAAAAATGGAATATAGATGCTATCTGATGAGTAAAAATCTAAAAGCTCATTTAAGATATCCAGACCCGTTCTAATCATAAACGGGTCTGGGGATTCTCCTACGCCAAGCTCTCCCGTGAGGTAAAGCGCATTGATGATAACATCATTTGTCGTCCTGGCTATTTGAGGCATCCTGCCTCCCTATGACGAAAAATTTAGGAATCATCACCTTGCCCATCTACTGGGAATGCAATATGGTCAATACCAGACGTTAGGCGTTTACCAAATTCTTGTGCCCATTCACCAGTATTTTGCATATTGGCATTAAATTCCATAAGCTCCCCAACCAAAACGGGCTTTCTGCCCGCATATTGACGGACTTTGCTTTGCTCACTTTTGACAAAGGCATCCTTTGCTGAATGTTGTGCTTCCAACCTTGAGTGACGCTTATTTGCAATCGCTGCTTCTTTTCCTGGATTACCATCATATCGATCTTTAAACATATTCTTCTCCTTAAGATAATAACTTGACGGCATACTGTGGATGCCATTTAAACCCGCATAAAATATCGATACGCATCAAGTTTTGATAACCCAAAATATCACCTGTCTGAGTGACGGCAAGGGATAAACCGGTTTCAGGATCAACTGCAACCGATGCATAAGGAACCTGAAGTTTATAAAGAGGAGGGCATACGATATCTAATGCACGAGAAGGATAAGCAACATTCACGTTATAGCTTGGAATCACAGTTACAGCCGCACCTGTTGGCACTGGTACATCAACATTTTGTAATGGGGATGAGGTAGAACTGATAATGGTTGGAGAAACTTGAATCGTAATTGCACCACCAGCTAGAGATGAAGCAGGTGCGGTAATCACAAACTGCATGTTTTGGCCAGTTGATTTCCTGGATAGCGGATTAACACTATGTACACCTGCAATTGAGATTAAATCACCAGGTAAAAAGTAGTTTGCTATTGGACCACCACCACCATTTGCACCAGCTAAAACAATAGTATTACCCGATGCCACATTACC